AGCAGCTGCAGCAACAATCACAGCAGTTGAATACAGTAAGCAACCAACTGAAACAACTCGTGGTGACTTTGAAGATCGTGATAACTCAGTAACAAACTTGAACATTCCACAAATTGATTTGGAACTTCGTTCAGAAACAATCGTAGCAAAGACCAGTAAGTTGAAGGCAGTCTGGTCACCAGAACTTGCACAAGACTTGAACGCATACCACTCAGTTGATGCAGAAGCAGAATTAACAGCAATGTTAAGTGACTACATCTCAACTGAAATCGACCTTGAAATTCTTGATATGTTGATTGCAAACGCAACCACAACAGAATTCTGGAATGCAGAAGTTGGTAAGGTATGGAACGGTTCAGCATTCGTAGCAAGTGCAACGCTCAGTGGTCAAGCTTGGACATCAATGACTTGGTTCCAAACACTTGGTCAAAAGATGCAAAAGGTATCAAACAAGATTCACCAACTCACAATGCGTGGTGGTGCAAACTTTGCAGTATGTTCACCAACCGTTGCAACAATCTTGGAAACAATCCCAGGATTTATGGCAGCAACAGACGGTGATAAGATGGAATTTGCAGGTGGCGTAACAAAGGTTGGTTCATTCCAAAACCGTTACACAATCTACAAGAACCCATATATGACCGAAAACACATTGTTAATGGGCTTCCGTGGAAGTAACTTCCTCGAAACTGGTGCAGTCTACGCACCATATATCCCACTTATCATGACTCCATTGGTATACGATCCAAACAACTTCACACCACGTAGAGGCGTAATGACCCGCTACGCGAAGAAGATCGTACGTCCAGAATTCTTCGGTAAGATCTTCATCGATGGATTAGCAACTGTCTAATCTCTTGATGTAAAAGGGTAACACAATAGAAATTGGGGTGGCCGAAAGGTCACCCCTTTTTCTTTTTATATAAACTAAACTACTATTTATACTATAGAGTTTTTCCATTTATGAGATTACTATGGCAATACTAAGTGATGATCCAATAGTTTACGATGGTAACCCACAAGACCCAGACGGCCTCACTCCATTTGCGTTATTTGATGATGAACCAGCATTTAGAACAGATGCCCCACGAGTAGCTGATTATGTAGCTAATCGTTTAGGATATCCTGTATTGGATGTTGAATTAATTGACAAAATGATCTACACATGCTTCGAAGAAGCAGTCACCACATATGGTTCACAAGTTAATCAGTTTCAAGCACGTGAACATATGTTGTCATTACAAGGATTGTCAACTGGTAGTGTTTTAACACAAAGAAATATTATTGGGTCATCTTTACCGCAAATCATTCGTTTGTCAACACAATATGGTGTAGAAGCACAATCTGGTGGTAATGTGCAAGTAAAAAAAGGATATATTTCCGCATCTGCACTTACACAATCATATGACTTAAAAACATTGTGGGCCGATACATACGAAAGTGGGTCAGCAATAGAAATTCGTCGTATATATCACTATATGCCATCAGCAGTCGCACGTTATTATGACCCATTTGCAACCACGGGTCTTGGTCTTACAAATTTAATGGGTGAATTTGGATTTGACGGATATTCACCACCAGTTACTTTCGTAATGATGCCAGCATACGAAGATTTACTTCGTATCCAAGCAATCGAAATAAACGATTTAATTCGTAAAAGTCAATATTCATTTGAAGTATCAAACAACATCGTAAGATTCAGTCCGATATTTAAACAAAGTGCAACAGTTTGGTTCGATTACGTAGTGGTTGGTGATAAAGAAGGTGCAGGTAAAACCTATAATACATCTACATCACTAGTATCGGATTATTCAAACGTTCCATATAATCATATTCCATATTATAGTATAAACTCCATAGGTAAAAATTGGATATACCGATACACACTTGCATTAGCAAAAGAAACGCTTGGTAATGTTCGTGGTAAATATGACAATGTACCTATTCCAGACCAAATAATTAAAATGGACGGTGACCTTCTTCGTCGTGAGGGTAAAGAAGAACGTGAACTTCTTATTAAAGAAATACGTGAAACATTGGAACAAACCGGATTACAAGCACAAATGAAGAAGCAAGCAGAAAATGCTAAAATGATGCAAGAATTATTTGGTAAAGTCCCAACTTTAATTTATATCGGATAATATGCCACGTTTCGTATCTCAAAGAGATTTTAATTTTTTTCAACACATTAACCGTGAATTATTGGTCGATGTGGTGGACGTAGATGTAATCTTATACAAGATTGCATTAGAAACCACTGCGATTAACATCTATGGAGAATCAACAGAAAAAGCACGTTATACTGGTGTAGAACTTAAAGCATTAGTTAAATATCCAAAAGTTCAAACTGATACAAGGGATGGGTTCGGTGTAGACGTAACACAGAATGTTGAATTTAGATTTGCGAGAAGATTGTTGGCAGAAGTAGAAACCTATCCAGAACCAGGTGATATTGTAGAGTATAACGGACTATTCTATGAAATAGACATGACGCAAGATTCACAACTTATCGCAGGTCAACCAGAATATTCCACATCACTACTTTGCTTAGCACATCTAACTCGTCGTAGTGGTATTCAAATTGAGGAGGCTAATACATAATGGCCGACTATAGTAACAGAAAAGTAACAGATAAAGTAAAACAAGTAGTTGATAATACAAAAACTACAGAATACCAAAATCGTGCGTATGACACAAAAACCGATGCATCGGATACACCAATCACGGTTACATTATTAACAATTGATGAAACACTTATTAAGTATTTATCTGCAAGAATACAACCTATTTTATCACAAGATGGTAAATCGGTAAAGGTACCTATAATTTATGGTAATCCTGAACGCTGGAAAAGTGTTCAAAAAGATGGTGTTATACGTGATAAATTTAATAAGATACAACTACCAATCATTATGATACGTAGAACTGGTCTAAAGAAGAACTTAAAACAAAACTCACCAGTTAACAAGTATTTAGAACGGGAATTTGAAACGGGATGGAACAAATATAACCCATATGATAGATTTGCCGCAGTAAATGGTATTAAACCAGTTAAAAAATATATCACGACAGTAACTCCTGATTATTTTGACCTTACGTATGAATGTATAATATGGACAGAATATATGGAACAAATGAATAAAGTTATTGAACAAGTGTCATTTGAGGACGATGAGTATTGGGGTGATAGAGGGCAGTACAAGTTTAGAACACGAATTGATGAGTACAAAACTGATACAACTCTACCAAATGTACAAGATAGACTGGTCAGAACTACATTTACATTAAATGTGTCAGCATACCTATTACCAGAAAGAATGGTAAATAAAACAGGTCAAATTATGCAGACCTCCCAAGAACGATTTTCAGTTAAAAAAATCGTCACTTTTACTGAATTAGAAGAGGGTTAAAAGTCGTGTTTCACAAAAATAATCTATATTTATAATACGAGTACAGATATACATAAGGAGGTTATATGACAGAAGTTACGAAGTTAACGGATGAAGAGTTATCATCTGTTAAAAGTTTGCGTGAAGAAATTATTGGTTCCATTTCCACAGTGGGTCAATTAAAATTGACGCACGATTTAATGAACGAAGATTTAACATCGGTAAAATCAAAGCTTGAAGAAGAAGTAGTAAAATACAAAGCATTACTAGTTAAAGAAAAAGGATTAGTTGATGAATTGTTAAAGAAATATGGAATGGGTTCTTTGGATGTCGAAACTGGTGTATTCACCCCTGAGCAATAAGTAATATTGGAGATTCCGTATGGCAGAACGCATTGTTAGTCCTGGCGTTTTCACACAAGAACGTGACCTTAGTTTTCTAGAACAAGGCGTTGGTGAAATTGCTGGTGCATTTATCGGTCCAACAGCAAAAGGACCAGCATTTATTCCAACTGTAGTTACAAGTCAACAAGACTTTGAAAACAAGTTTGGTGCACCTGATGGTAAGTCATTCTTAGGATTGACTGTAAAAAACTATCTTCGTGAATCAGGACGAGCAACTGTTGTTCGTGTTCTTGGTCTAGACGGATATAGTAATACAAGCCACACACCAGCAATTATTAAAGCAACTGGTACTAGTGGTTCGTTTGTATATGCTGTTATTCATCCTACCGTGTCCGGAAGCGACCTTACAGCAGTAAGTGCTTCTGGAACATCAACAAACTTTGCAGTTACCGTTACAAGTTCAAATGGATCATTTACCGGCACAGGATTAACATCAACCACAGCAGCAGGTGGATATATCGGAAACTTCTTTGGATTTGGAACTACTGGTACAAAGGGTGGATACATCTATTCTATCTTCCCAGAAGCAATAGTAAGTGGTGGTGCATCGGTAGTAATGTCAGCAGAACTTAGTGCAGACTTATTGTTCTTAACTGGCAGTACATATGGACCATACTCATTTGCAACAACTCCTTGGATTCAATCACAAACACTTGGTGGTGTTAACCAAAACTTATTTAAGGTTCATACATTAAGTGATGGCACATCAGCAAATAAGCAAGTAAAAATTAGTGTTCTTGGTCCAAAGAAAGCAATTGTATCTGGAACTTACGGAACATTCTCACTTCAAGTACGTGACTTTACAGACACAGATGCAAATCCAAGTGTACTAGAACAATATGATAATTTAACACTTGACCCATCTGACGCAAATTTCATCGCTCGTCGTATCGGTAACAGTGCACCTGTAACCGACCCAAAGACTGGTGAACGTTATTTCCAAGGTGATTTTCAAAATAACTCAGCATATGTTCGCGTTGAAATGGCAGATGGTTCGGAAAA